TTTTCAATCTATTCAAAACGCCGCCCCGCTTGGTAGGATTCAAAACATTCCCCTCTTCAATGTTGGCATCACATTTATCCCTGACGCACAAACAGGGGCGATAATACCCATATCTCATAATTTACGTCAATGCTCTTTCATGGCTATAGAAATTGGCACTAGCCAGGGGGACACCTTGGTTTCACCAAGTTTAACATTACTTCCGGGCGACATTAGTTGGATTGCTTAAAGTGATTTAAAAGGTGTTTGCCAATCTTAGCGGGATTCGCCTTTGGTGGGTTCCGTTTTTCTGTTTTAGAATCAATAAATAAATAAATATAAGATGGCAAAGTTAACAGAAGAACAACAACAAAAAGAAAAAAAGCATTTAGGTGTCGATCAATTGTATGAGCTTCATATCAAATATCAAGGGCGGGATTTGTATTCCTACTTAACCGAGCCTAGTAGAACTGAGTTAGGGATATTTATGTCAATGCTTACATCCAGCCCGTTCGATGCTTATTCAGCCCTATTTAGTGCTTGTATTACAAAGGAGATGGGCACGGTTAATCCTGCTGATTATAATGATATTGAAATGTGGTCAAATCACATGATATTCTTTCATGTATGGCCGGAAATGAGTGCAATATTTGGCGATTATCAGGCAACACTAAAAAAGCTATAGCCAGTTATGTAATTAAAGGTAACTGGATACTTGAAATGGAAACATTAGTATCATACTATTATAAAATTGATGCCTCAAAATTAACAGATATAGAATTAGGGGTAAAGTTTAATGGTCTGATATGGATATGGAAGAATAATTTAGTCAATGGCAACGCTTAAGGTCATATACGATTTATTTATCCGTAATAAGTCCAAGGGCGTATTACCTCGGCTAGAAAAACAGGTCAAGGGTTTAGAGAAACCTATTAATAGAGTTAACACTTCCTTCAAAGCTTTTGGAGCAACCTTAGCGGGAGTAGGAGCAACGGCCTTTATAGTCTCAGCTATTAAGATTACAGCCACGACAGAGGCGATGAACAAGGCAATTTTATTGTCAGCTTCAACAGCAAAGATCGGGGCAACTAATCTAAGATTTTTAGAAAAAACGGTTGAAAACCTTAGACTTGATTCGGCCTCAGCTAAGGAAGGTTTTAAGACATTAGCCGGATCATTCCAGAACACCAAGCTCGAAGGGGCTGAGATGAGGCGTTTGTTTTTATCCGTCTCCAAGGCTTCAAAGGTGATGGGGCTTAGTGCTGATCAGCAGAAAGGAACGTTTTTAGCTTTGGGTCAAATAATGTCAAAAGGAAAGGTACAGGCGGAGGAATTGAGGGGGCAGTTGGGGGAGCGGATACCGGGAGCATTTCAGTTAGCAGCTAATGCAATGGGTGTCACTACGGCGGAATTGAATAAGATGCTCGAAACCGGGAAGGTAATATCTGAGGATTTTCTTCCTAAATTCGCGACTGAATTAGAAAAAACATTTGGAAAGAAAGCTGCAAAGATCACTGATAGTTTACAAGGATCATTAAATGTTCTCAATAATAGCTTTAGGAAAATAAAACTATCAGTAGGTAGGGCTGTTGCTCCGGCTATATCCAAGCTTGCAAGAGCATTGAGGATCGCGACAAAAGATAATACAGCATTTAGTAGATCATTTGCGGAACAGTCAGCAAAACTTATAAAAAACTCTGTTTCATTAAATAACAATTTTAGAATACTAAAACAATTTAATATTGATAATAAAAAAAGAGCAAGAATAATAAATGAAGTCAATACAGAACTTGAAAAACTGGGATTAACTCAAGTTGGCAATACTTCAAGCCTCATAGAATTAAACAGGCTACAAGAGGAATCAAACAAGCTCTTATTGAAACAGGCAGTCCAAGCTAAAAGGAGGGAGGCAACGGCTAAGTTAATAGAAAAACAAGCTCAGATAGAGATTGAGAAGGCACAATTTATAACAAGGATCGAAGGTTTAAAGCTGGATATAATTGAAAAAATAAGAACGGTCAAGGTAGCGGCGGCTGCGGAAGGAAGGAAGCTGACAGAGGCGGAAATAAAAGCTTTTAAGGTTAGTGAGAAGCTTGCAAAATCACAAATAGAAGCAGCAAAGGCTAGGGAGATAATAAATAAAACGGGTGGTGTTTTCACAAAACAAGTCATAGTTGATTTACGTGGAATAACATCATCAATTAGATCTTCGGAACAAGCCATTAAGGGCACAAAAAAAAGAAGTTCAGAATTAACAAAGGAATTATCCAAGCAGCAGTTAATAACTGACGCTGTTTTAAAAAATTTTAATGCTCAGAAAAAGGCATCAGATGATTTAGCTGAACCATTTACACCTGATGGCGGGACTGATGGCGGGACTGGTAAAAACATCAGTCAACAAGTTAACAACATAGCCGGACGGGCTCCCAAAAACATAATTATTAACATTGATAAATTGGTTGAACAATTAAATGTAAATGCAGCCACACTTCCAGAGGGTTCTGATGAGATTGAAACCCAAATCGTTAGAACACTGTTGAGTGCTGTGAATGATGCAAACATAATAGATCCTTAACATGCCAGACCAACAAGATCAATTAGAAGCAGCAATAACACCGTTTGTACAACCCCTGGGCAATCTTGGTAAAACGGCTCTTTTAAAAGCTGCTGTTGGCTTCATAGAGCCCCCCGACCGTAGGGTTGATGTAAGTACCTCGCCAATCGCTCGGGTGGCCTCAAACCTCATCTTTGAGTCTCAGGCGGTAGAAGATGCGGATGGAAACACAATTCAATTAACAGCCTTGAGAATCAATACTGTTTTAATGACCGTTTCCCTGCAAAAGAACATTGTAAAGACTCCGGTTCAGGGATTAAATGGAACAATAAAAGAATACATCGCAGACCAGGACTATAGGATCAGGATTGAGGGCGGGTTTTTTGATTCAAATCCAGGCAAGTACCCTGCTCAATTAGTGGCTGATTTGGTTGAATTTCTTAAGGTTTCGAATCCTTTAAGGATAGCATCAAGCTTCTTACAAAGATTTTCAATTCATGATATAGTTATTGAAAGCTATAGCATCCCCGAGCAAAGGGCATCCAGGAATACACAACGATTTCTTATTAATGCAATATCTGATTTGCCGGTAGAATTAAGGGAGGTTGAGGAAAGGATAATAGCTGGATGATAATAAATGATTCTGAATCTTGTTAAGGTTAAGTAGCGATATCACCATAGGAAACATCCAATTCAATTTCATAACTGAGGTTATGATTAGTGAGTCGTGGGACACCTTAACCAAGAAAGCAACAATTATATTTCCTAGAAAATTGGTCTTTGACGGCCAGCCAATTGCAACTGGGCAAGACATCAACCCAGAGTTATTTAAAAGGGGCGATCCGGTTTGTATTAACTTAGGTTATAATGAATCGAATAAGGAGGTATTTTTTGGATATGTTCGAAAGATCAACACAACGCTCCCTATCAGGATTGAGTGTGAGGATGAAATGTTTTTAATGAAACAAACAGTCATAAACAAATCCTTCAATTCAATATCCTTAGATGATTTGCTTTTTGAGATAACTGACAATGTTGCTATCTTCAGTCCTATTATCACCGCGCCAATGGAGTTGGGTAAGTTCAGAATAACCCGATCATCCCCCGCACAGGTGTTAGAGTTTTTAAGGAAAAAATACAATATACAAAGCTTTTTTAGAGAGAGACAATTGTATGTTGGGTTAGCTTATTTTCCTGAATTAAGACAGGATAAGGAGTTTGATTTTCGTAAAAACATAATTCAAAACAATCTTGAAGTCAGTATTGATAAAAACAATCAAAAAATAAAGGCAACAGCGGGCGACCCTGACGGGGATATCCGAACGTTTAATTATTACAACCTCTCCCAGGATGATCTACAGGATCGAATAGACGCGGCATTGGAGAAAGTTAAGTATGAAGGATATCGCGGTAATTTCACGACCTTTGGCGAACCTATACTCAGGCAAAATGATGCCGTTGTGTTTACCGATGATAAATTACCTGATAACAATGGCACCTATTTGATCAAAGGAGTTCGCCGAACCTTTGGACAAGGGGGTTACCGGCAAAATGTATTTCCTGATGTTAGGGTGGAATGATAAAACAAAACAAGACATGGTAATAGAACCTAATTATGATGCAATACTAAAAGAGAAGGTTGATTATTATGGCGAAACAAAAGCAGCTTATGAATTTGCGGCTAGAGCATACGCAAAACAGTTCTTTGATATGAACAAGCACAATGTTGATAATGATGATTTTATTAAATGGCTAGATGAACCTTGTTAAGTGGAAATTAAAAATCTAACCATAGAGCACACAAAAGAACCCAGCTTATTATATAATTTTATCTGGCATAAAATGGCAATTTATGTAGAAGATTTTTATGATGACAATCAAGTTGTTGCAATGGTTTTTGTAGGTGAAAAAGGATATAATTTTAGTAGTGATTCGGCAAGAAATGTATTATTGAAGGTTGAGAAATGGATAGCGGAAGAACAAACATAGGATCGGCAATAATTGCCCTGGTTAAGCCCGAAATACTTGATCCCATAATTGGAAAGGTATTGGCAATAAATGGCAACACGGTTGATATAGAGCCCCTAAGTAATGATGATGCTGATATATTAAGTGTGCGTTTAGTTGCCAATGATGAGCCCGAAGAAAGGTTTATCATAATCCCCAAAATGCAAAGTGTTGTGATTATCAACATGCTTAATAAAGATGAGGGATACGTTGCTATGTTTTCCGACATTGATACAATTGAATTGAAAGGAACTGAGTTCGGAGGGTTAATCAAGATTGAAGATTTAGTCACAAAAATAAACAGGTTAGAGGATAAGGTGAATGAATTTATAAATACCTTCAGTCTTCATTCGCACCCCTCAAATGGAGCACCACCAACTCCCCCCTTCCCTTCAGCAATTGCACCATTAACAAATAGAATGGATATGGAAAATGAAGATATAAAACATGGCGGTTAAAGATTTTAAACACGATCCAGAGGGAATTGATTTAGTTGCTGTAAATGGTGATTTCGCGGCGGTTGAATCGGATCAACAACATATTATTGATATAGTTAATTCGGATCAGGGTCATTGGAAACAGTTCCCACTATTAGGAGTTGGAATTGATCGTTTCATTGGATCAACCGGCCCTGACAATCTTCAAACAATTGAACGAATAATTAGGCTACAATTGCAGTCGGATGGTTATGCGAACATTACTATTAATTTAGAAGATTTTCAATCTGATGAAAAAATTTCTGTAGATGCTACAAGAATTCAGAATCCTTGACAATGGCGATTATTTTACAACTGCACAAACCTTATATGGTAGCGTTGAGTTGGTGATTAAGTTACTTGATGATAATGGCCTATCTTTTGACGATGATCCCGCAGGTAGGGTTGTTTTATTTGATCCTGATTTCATCATACCAGA